TTCTTATCTTTACGAAAGAAAGACATATCATCTCCAATTATAAGAAAAGAGTGCCCGGGCTACTTGCCCGGGCTGAGTTATCTAGGTCTTATCCTCTTTTAGAGAAGAACGATGCTTTCGCATCTTGCGAGGCTTTACTCGCTTTCGTTAAGACCCTACCCGTTTTGCGGTCCGTCGAAGGTATGCGAACCGTGGGACAATCAAACCGACCGAAGTAGGCTTCAGCGTCCCTGGCTTCCAGTTTGGCGATCGCTGCCCTGGCTACCTCGACAGACATGCAAGGACTATTTGTCCAGACTGTTTTCCCGGTCTTGCGGTCAACCTTGCTCGTGGCGTCGTTTGTGCCTTCAAGCCAGAGACCATTTCCAGAGACGGTCTTGCAACCGACCTCATCGGCAAAATCGAACAACCCCTCAATCACGTCGAACAGCTGACTTGAGCTGGTAACGAACAGTGACTCGACGCCCGGATTTTTCGTGGTAATCTTTAGGGCGACGCTCGACGGGCCATTTAACGTGTGAGTATTGCTACCCGGAGTATGAACCGTCATATGAGGTACAACAAAACGTTCTTTGAAAGTACGCAAACTAGTTTCCAATTTCATGGGAAACTCCTTAGTGTATGCAATTGTCAAAGAGCGGTCTCGGAGCAACCCGAGGGCCGCCCGCCTCGGGAGTGAATCTCCGTCGGCCCAATCAATAAAGCAAAGTATGCGATGGATGGCAAGTATTGAGGGTTCCCGCCATTTTCAAGCGCAAACCTATAGAGTGCTTGTCTATGCCTTGCGGACGTGCAAAGAGACAGAGAGGGGTGCCCAGTCGGACAAAGCTTTCGACCCCCGCCCCGGTATAAGTAAAGTCCTCGTTCAAATATAAGATTTTGACACCCCCCTCATTCTATGATACCTCCCCTGCATGTATAAAAAATCATTGCCTACATCTGAGTACCTTAACTTCTACTTCCGCTATGAGCCTACTACGGGGGATTTGTTTTGGAGGGTTAGGTACCATCAGGGGTGCGCTAAGGGAGCTATTGGCCCGAGCGGTACTAACCACGGCTACCGGGTTGTATGCCTCCATAGGAGGATTTATCTCCAACACCGTATTATCTGGAAGATGATGACCGGCGGCGACCCTGATCCTACCCTGGCTATGGACCATATAAATGAGGATGTAGGGGATAACCGCTGGGTTAACCTCAGGCAGATAACTGTATCGGAGAATGTGTCACGTAGTAGTAAGCACCGCAGGGTAGATACTCTGCAGGTATGGCAGTCTGCTGGGGGTAAATGGTGCGCCCGCATAAATCACCCTGCTGGGGGCTACACCCACATAGGTACATTTGACACTAGAGCAGAGGCATTAGCTGCTGATGGGGGTAAGCCGTTCGTTAGGCCGGATCCAAAGATGCAGGCCCGTAAGACCAGGTACGGTACCTGGGAGGCGCGTATATGGGATCCAGAACTTAAGAGGAAGGTGCATGTAGGAACTTACCCCACACGAGAACTTGCATTAAAGGCCTGTAAAAAATAGCACCCCCCAAATGTACTTGTACCCTGTTTGTTCTATTAGGTAACTTACTACCCAGCCTTTGTCTTTTGTCAGTTTTGTCAGTTCACCTCCTTTTTCATAGGTAACGTATTGGTATATAATACATTTATTCCGTTTTGAGCTTCTTACCCTTATTTGGGGGTACGTTTGACATCCCGCAGCCAAGCGTGTATATCGGTTAGATGCTTGACATAACACCCAGGCCCTGGACCGACAGGCTCGCAATGGACGTAGCGCTTTTCCTTGAGAGAAGTGGCGATACCCTGCCCGATATCCTGGAGAGAAACGATGTCACTCCAGACAACATACTGGCTTTCAACCAGGATCCTATCTTTCTACGTAAGGTAGGCGATCTCCGCGCAGACATCTCTAAGAATGGGCTTACTTTCCGGCTTAAGGCCCGGGCACAGGCTGAGGAACTTCTGTTGACTAGCTACAGCTTGATTCACAGCGCTGATGTGGGCGCGGCGGTGAAGGCAGATCTCATCAAGGCGACGGTCCGTTGGGGCGGGCTAGAGATTAAACCGGAGTCGGGGGCCGGTGACGGTAGCGGGGGCGGGGTAACTATACAGATTAATCTCCCAGGTCAGACGCAGAAGACCCTGGAGCCTGTAGTGATTGAGCATGCGGAGTAGCTTTAATACCTATCACCTAGGTCTACCTGCCAGGAAGTTTGAATCTAGTGTTATAGCTAACGAGTTTATGACCCACATGTTTCGTATCGGGGTATCCTGCAGGGCCAAGATCGTGAGCCATAAGAATAGGCCGCCTATTACGGTGGTTATGTTGTTAGGAGAGCCAGTAGATGCCTCTTAGTATTGACTATACCCCTCATTACACCGGTGAGCAGTTTATGCTTTCGGATGCAAAGATGCGGGTATTGATGGGGCCTGTGGGTTCTGGGAAGAGTGTAACAAGCTGCTTTGAGGTTATCCGCCGGGCCGGTCAGCAGGCACCTAACAAGGATGGTATTCGCAAAACCCGAGTCGCAGTAGTACGTGAGACGGCAAGGCAGCTGGCAGATACTACGATTAAGACGTTTCTGGATTGGTTCCCTGCCGGAGTGTGTGGGCGATACATGCGGACGACGAAGACGTATTTCTTCGCGGTAGGTGATATTGAGTGCGAGATTATGTTCCGGGCACTGGATGATGCCGACGATGTTGCTAACCTCAACTCTCTGGAGCTAACATTCGCCTGGTTCAACGAGTGTCGAGACATCCATCCGAATATTATTGATGCTATGTCGAAGCGCATAGGACGATTCCCGCCGAAGAAAGACGGGGGTCCGACGTGGTACGGCATGTGGGGCGATACTAATCCGCCGGTTATGGAGAGCTGGTGGTACTACCAGATGGAGGATCTTAATCCTGAGGATGGGGTCAGTTCGGCTAATAATGGGTGGGATGTATTCAAGCAGCCCAGTGGGCGTAGCCCCCAGGCAGAGAATGTTGAGAACCTTGTGGAGGGATACTATAATATTCAGGGGCGAAGCGAAGAGTATATCCGGGTCTATATTGACGGTGAGTATGCACTTAGTTCGGCGGGCCAACCTGTGTATAAGTACTTCCGCACGGACTACCACGTGGCTAGTAGTTCTCTCCGTCCTGTGCTTAACGGGGTGCGGCCCATTATCATTGGCATGGACCTGGGACTTACCCCAGCCGCGTTATTTGGTCAATCTGACCCCCTCGGGCGAGCACTTATCTTCAAGGAAGCGGTCAGCTTCGACATGGGGATCCAACGTTTTATACGAACCGTACTCAAGCCTATCATCTTTGAAAAGTTTGCCTCCGCCCCCATTCTTGTCGTTGTCGATCCGGCAGGGATACAACGAGCGCAGACCGATGAGAGAAGTGCGGTAGATATTATCAAGGCTGAGGGTCTGCGGGTTATGCCCGCCAGGACCAACAACGTCTCGGCGCGGTTGTCTGCCGTGGATGATTACCTGATGCGGCATGTGGACGGTGAGAGCGCATTTCTCATTGACCCTAGCTGCCGACATCTGAAGTCCGCGATGATGGGTGGATACAGGTTCCACAAGACGAACGGTACTATCGTTAAGAACGACGCATCTCATGTAGCAGAGGCGCTTCAATATCTCATGCTGCATATTGCATCTGTCTCGGATGGTGGTATGATTAACCAGCGGCGGGATGTCAAGCATGTCTCCGCTGTTGGTTGGACTTAGCCGACAATACTTCGGTAAACGGTATTCTTGGGCATAAGGGTGATTCTGAAGCAAGACTCAGGAAGCCACATCCATATTGAGTGGCAGACACGTTACCATCCATAATTTAGGAGAGCGACAATGGAATTTCTGACAATGATCTTTGCCTGGGCAGAACATATCCCGGCATGGCTGTCCGCTATAACCCTCGTGATTGCGAGTGCCACGAGTATCACCGCTTTAACGCCGAGCAAGACTGACGATAAAATCATCAGTGCTGTGTTGAAGGTATTGAATATCTTGGCTGGGAATTTTTGGCGGAATAAAAACGCGGACGCTGAATGACAGTTATCTTTCGTGCCCGCTATCACACCACAGACTAAAACAGGCATTGTAATATTACTCAGTGGTGGTATGGTTAATATTCATCGAGCAGTACATCATGTATTTACTGCCCGGTGGGCGTAAGCACCTCCCTACTGAGATTTCCCTGTCTCACCCAAACTACCCCCGCCGTTAGTTGACCTTTCCGGCGGGGGGTTTTTTGTTTGCATCCCCCCAGATATAGCGTATAGAGGTAGTTCCGAATCTTTTTAGGGGGCCAGACATGGCCGGTCGTAAATATTCTAACGTTAAAGTGACCCTCCGTAAGAAGTCCGGCGGGAATAAATCTTTACGGAAGTGGAAAGAAGAGATTAAGGCAGGGGACATAAATAGCGCCAATAAATCGGTCGGTAGTATTATAGACCAAACCCATACCAGCTCTGGTCGTAAGGCTGTTAAGGAACTATCTGAACACCCTAGCTTTAAGAATACCGGGTTTGGCCGGAGACTTCGTACCGGACTGAAGGCTGGTAGAATGATACGGGCAAAAGCTAGAGAGGCTAAGAAACGCTAATGGCCGGTCGTAAATACAGTAATCAGAAGCCAGGTACATAGTATGAAGCACTCTATTCACGGACGCGAGCAGGGGGGTCATAACGATGACCTCATGGACAACACTCGACATAAGCCCCCTTACGGTATAACTGAGGGTCCTCATCCCATGAAGAGGACACTCCCTCGCGGCGGAGGAAATACCGGCCCGAAAAAGAAGAAGGCTAGTAAAAAACCACGCCGAAATCAGGCTGTAGACCGGAGCTTTACCAGCTTCGTAGCCGGAGACGTGCCTACTTTAGCGGATACTGCCCTTTTGTTACTCCAGAATGCTATTCAGGGTAAACCTGTGGTGCCTGTTGCGCGGGCGCGTATGGCTGCTCGTAAACGTAAACGAGCGAGACCCCAATAATGGCCGGACTCTCCATGCTCCGTGTTGTCGGGAACGCTGAACTTGTAGCGCAGGAGAAGCGTGACCGGGAGAATGCTGTTAACGAGAAGCAAGCCGATCCGTTTCTATTAGGGATGGTGACATACTTAAGGAGCGCTTGGGATGCAGCTAAAACAGCAAAAGAGCCTATTGAGCATATTATGCTTAAGGCTATGCGCCAACGTAACGGCGAGTATGAATCCGATAAGTTGAGCCAGATCCAGCAGTACGGTGGGTCTGAAGTCTTTATGATGATTACTGAGGTTAAGTGCCGCGCTGCTGAGAGCTGGCTGCGGGATATCCTCATGGATACCGGCACACCCCCTTGGAGTATTGAGCCTACGCCGATTCCGGACCTCCCCGATTCTAGTGAGGAGCAGATCAAAGAGATGATGAGTGAGAAGATCACTAACATCATCGGCGGCGGCGGTCAGGCTCCTAGCCCCTCTCGGCTGAGAGAGCTTAAAGAAATTGTTCAGCAGGAGATACGGTTTGCCATTTTGCAAGAGGCTAGGGCGACTACGGATCGTATGAAGCTGAAGATCAGTGATCAGTTTGCTGAGGGCGGTTGGGCCGAGTCATTTAACGAGTTCATTACAGATATTGCTACGTTCCCTGCCGGAATTATTAAGGGGCCTATTGTTCGTAGGCAGCGTAGACTGGCTTGGGCACAGGGTGACGATGGTAAGACAACGGCTACGGTGGATGAGATCCTTGCTCCTGAGTATGAGCGAGTTGATCCGTTCCGGATCTTCCCTGAGCCGGGCATATCTCGTATTTCTGATGGCTACCTATTTCAGCATCACCCACTGCCCAGGCCAGAGCTGGCTGATCTTATTGGTGTTACTGGGTACGATGACGATGCTATCCGGACTATCTTGAGTCTAAGCACTACCTCCTCGTGGATTAATATGAGCCACGAGTCAGAGAAAGAGCACCAGGAGCGTAAGTTTAGTGTAGAGCATAGGCCAACTGAGATTTTTGATGCTCTTGAGTTCTGGGGCAAGATTAGCGGTAAGATGCTCGTTGAGTGGGGTATGGATGAAGAGAAGGTACCCGACCAAGAGAAAGAATATGACGCTAATATCTGGCTCGTGGGTAACTACGTTATTAAGGCCGTGCTTAATTATGACCCGCTTGGCGAGAAGCCTTATGCTAAGACTTCCTATATCCGTATTCCTGGCGCTTTCTGGGGTAAAGGCATCCCTGAGATCATCGAAGATGTGCAGGGTATTTGTAATGCGGCTGCGCGTGCCTTAGTTAATAATATGGGCATTGCTTCTGGCCCTCAGGTTGAGGTTAATCTTGAGCGTATCCCACCGAATGAAGACATTACTCAGATCCACCCCTGGAAGATCTGGCAGGTACTGAATGACCCACTCGGTTCAAGTGCGCCCGCAGTACGTTTTAATCAGCCAGACGACAACGCATCTACCCTTATGGGGGTGTATGAGAAGTTTAGTGCCTTGGCTGACGACCATTCTGGGGTTCCGGCCTACGTTAGTGGCAATCTCAATGTCGGGGGTGCGGGTCGAACAGCATCTGGACTCTCTATGCTAATGGGTAGCGCCGGTAAAGGTATCCGACAGGTGGTAATGCATATTGATGCGGATATTATTTATCCTGTAGTCCATCGCCAGTTTGTGTATAACATGCGGTATGTGGATGATGAGAGTATCAAGGGTGATGCTCAGATCATGGCGCGGGGCGCTATTAATTTGGCGGTCAAGGATACCGTTAATGTACGCCGTGCTGAATTCCTGCAGGCTACTGCTAATGAGTTTGACATGGAGATCATGGGTCTTGAGGGCCGTGCTGTTATCCTCCGTGAGGTTGCTAAGGGCCTGCAGCTTCCAGAGGAAGAGATTGTACCTAGCCGCGAGAAGGCTGCAGCGAGTAAGCGGACCCAGCCGCAGAGCCTACAGCCTGATCAAGGCCAGCAACAGTTAGCACCTCCACAGAATCTTCAGCCCGGCGGGGCAGAGCAAGGTGGCCAGGAAGCTAATCTTGTGAGTAATTCTCAGACCGGTCGGGCTGGATGATTAAGCCTGATACAGCGATCATTAAGACCATTGCGTCTATGTCACGCTCCCATCCTAAATTTTTAGTATGGTTGACAGCGTGGGAAAAGCATGAGAAAGACACCCTACCAGTAGTATTAAATAACACGGCAGTGGCCCAGGGGCGCTGCCAAGTGTTGGCCGAGCTTGTAGAGCTGGTCACTAAGTCCCCTGATTTAGCATAGCCGTAATGGCAGCTGTAACTCACGCATACCGATAGGAGCGTACAAAATGGCGGTACCGGAGCAAGTTCGTAAGCAGTCTGAGGAAATTCAGAAGTTGTATGATGATCTCAATACTAATAGTGGGGAGGTACCTGAGGGTGCGCCTACACTTGAGGTAGTGGATGATACAGCTACTTCCGACAGTACTTATGAGCAAGTACCCGAGTTGACATCTGATGAGCACACCGGTGTTGACAGTCAAGACGAAGAGACTTTTAAACATAAGTATTTGACCCTTCAAGGAATGTACAACGCAGAGGTTCCTGGGCTACAGGCCCAGAATAAGGATCTCGTCATGCGCGTTGGGCAGTTAGAGCAATTACTTTCTTCTATTGCTCCTGTACGCGGAGCAGCGTCGAGTACACCTACTCCAGGACAACCTCTTGCGGAACTTATTACTGCAGAGGATATCGAGGAGTATGGTGAGTCTATCGACATCATGCGTAAGGCGGCGAAAGAAGAGGTTTCACCCTATCAGCAACGAGTTGCTAACCTTGAGAAGTTTGTTCAGCAGATGCAGGCTAACGTGATGCCCCGTATGGACGCATTGCAGAATAGTCACCAGCAGACTACTGAGCAGCGTTTTTGGTCAGATCTGTCGAATAAGATCCCCAATTGGCAGAGAATCAACGATAATCCAGACTTTCAGACTTGGTTATTGCAGGTTGATGATCTTACGGGAGTTACTCGACAGTCACATCTAGATAATGCTCGTGATCATCTAGATCTGGATCGTGTTATAAAGTTTTTTACAACTTGGCCGGGATTGGACTCCATTAAGCCTGATGCTCAACCTAATCGGGGCGAGTCACCTTCAGAGCTAGAAGCTCAGATTGCTCCGGGGAAGGGTCGCAGTGCGCCTCGAACCCCGAGTACTGGAAAGAAAACTTATACCCAACCTCAGATTGCCGAGTTCTATGAGAAGGTACGAGAGGGAAAGTTTAAGGGCAAAGAGGATGAGCGCAACCGGATTGAAGCGGATATCTTCGCCGCGCAGGCGGAGGGCCGCATAACCATTGCGTAGTTAAGGAACTAGATTATGGCTTATCCTACAGCCTCTGGCCATCCTACATATACCGGTAATTTTATTCCGGAGATCTGGGCGGGCAAGCTTATTGAAAACTTTTACGATGCGACGGTTCTCGCTGCAATCGCTAACACCGATTACGAGGGATCCATTAAAGCTCAGGGTGACACGGTTAATATCCGTACAACTCCTGAACTTACTATTCGGGACTACGTTAAGGGCCAGACCCTGACGGTTGAGAACCCCGACAAGCCGAAGCTGCAACTCCTCATCGACAAGGGCAAGTACTTTGCCGCTGTTGAGGATGACGTTGATCAAGTTCAGTCGGACATCAAGATGATGGATACGTGGTCTAAGGACGCTTCCGAGCGTATGAAGATCGTTATCGACGTTGATGTTTTATCGAACTACATCACCGACATTGCGGCGACCAACGAAGGTCTCACCGCCGGTGAACAGTCCCTGGCTATCGATCTTGGTGTTACTGGTACTCCGAATGCCATTTCGACTAGTAATGTGCTAGCGGAGATCATTAACCACGGTACGGTCCTGGATGAGGCGAATTGTCCGGAGTCTGATCGCTGGATGATTATTCCTGCCCGTATGGCCGGTCTGATTAAACAGTCCGACTTAAAGGACGCGTCCATCACTGGTGACGGTAGTACACCGTTACGGAATGGCCGTCTTGGGATGATTGATCGGTTCATGCTCTATGTGAGCCACAACCTTCCGCGCTCAACTACGGGTGCGGCGGGTGAGATTACTATCCTCTCTGGGCATAAGATGGGCCTTACCTTCGCTTCGCAGATGACTGAGATGGAGACTCTCCGTTCTGAGAGCACCTTCGGTGACATCATCCGTGGTCTTCAGGTCTATGGTTATAAGGTTGTGAAGCCTGAAGCCTTGACTCGGGGCATCATCACTATTGCCTAGACCTTAGGAGGGTTTGAATCATGGCTACATATACTGACACGTTCGGCTATAGCAAAGGTTCTGCTACTTCGCCGGGGGCACACAAGGGCCTCAACCATGTTCGCTGTGAACAGGTTGTTATGGACTTTGCTGCCATTACTACTGCTCGCGTTACGGCCTCTGCTACGGCCCTTGGCGCGGGCGACATCTTGCAGGCTCTACATGTGCCTGCTAACACCATGGTCTTCTCGGCTGGACTCGTTGTCCTGACCGTTGAGGGCGCTACTCAGACGTTCGATCTCGGTGACGGGTCCGATGCGGATGGCTGGCTTGACGGCGTTAATGGCAACGCCCTTGGTGGATACGCGCCAACCTTTATCCTTGCTGAAGCCACACCGAATACCCAGGTTGGGTTCTTCGGTTCAGGTAAGCACTACACCGCTGCTGACACGATTGATCTCGTTCAGGTCAATGCGTGTGACACAGCTAAGGTGCTCGTTTGGGCGCTGATGGCGAATGTCAACGCAGATGGCATCGTAGATGTCTGATGAGTTGGGGGGCTTCGGCCCCCCTTCTCTCCTTTTGTAGGAGGCCATCATGGCAAGAGATAACATAGGTATGTCTGGCCGTTGGTTACGGCATATTACTAAGGGTACTATCTACGCCTGTACCCCAGCAATGGTTAGTAACCCTAAGGTTGAAGAGGTTTCGCTTGAGGTGGCCTTCCCCGAGAAGCATATTCCGGAGAAGCAAAAAGGCCGTAAAGCAAAGCTCGATCTCTCCACTGACGAAGAGGTTGTTGAGAAGGCTAAGAAGCCCAAGAGGAAAACTAAGGCAGAGCTGGCGGCTGATGCTAGTAAGGGCCTGCCCAAGTGATTGTAAGTGATATCACTGCGGAGGTCCGGCGGATGCTCCAGGACGAGACAGAGACATATCGTTTTAGTGATGTGTTTCTGATTGGTCTCGTTAATCAGTCGTTAAAGCGAATAGCTACGCTTCGGCCTGACCTGTTTGCCGTAACCGCTGCAGTTTCTTGTGTAGAGAATGAGGTTAGACAGTCTGCTCCTTCGGACTCCATGCGGGTTATTGAAGTGTTCTCTGTTACTGGGGGGTCTGGTCTAGTTGAGGTGAACCGTGAGGTACTTGACAGGACTGCCCCCACCTGGACGACTGATACGGCTGGGGCGGCTACTAACTGGATGCGACATGTTCGTAATCCCAATGCGTTCTTTATTTATCCTAAGGCCCCTAGTGGCCAGTCCATCGATGTGGAGTACGCTCAAAGCCCTCCTGCTTTGACTGCTTTGGCCGATACAATTACAGTCCTCCCCGATGGATATCTCCCCTCAGTTATTGATGGGGTTATGTTCTTAGCTGAGTCCATTGATAACGAGCATATCACCTCAGGTCGTGCTAAGTTGTTTCAAGACTCGTTTGTTAAGGGCCTGGGCGACTCAGCTCAGAGCCGGTCTCTTACAGACCCAGAGACTGCAGCACTTAAGGATGGGGAGGTGCTCTAATGCCAAGTAGATCATTTTCAGACTTAACTAAGCGCCTATCACCTAACGTGCCTGGCTGCCCCTGGCCGGTGATTGAAAATGCTATCCGTGATGCGGCTATAGAGGCTTGCGAGCGGACGCTAGCGTGGCGCTATATTCAGCCCTCTATTACGCTGACTCCCGGTATCTATGATTATCCATATGAGATACCAACAGGTACAGAGGTACATGCTTTCATTACTTCTACTGTGAACGATAGAGATATTCTGCCTGTAACTCTCGAAGAGGCGCAGAGGAGGTACCCTTACTGGCCCTCTAGCGATACTGATGATCAGAGTTTTCCGCAGCGTATAGTTCATTTCGATGCAGATAACTTCTATGTGGCCCCGGCTCCAGATAGCGCCACTACTTATCTTATACAGATGACGTTAGCGCTTAAACCGCTACGTACGGCTGATAATATGGATCAGACTGCGTTTGATGAGCTTGAAGAGACAATCGTTCATGGCGCTCTGCAGCGATTATTTGTTATTCCGGATATGAACTGGAGTGATAAGGAGCTAGCTGCCTATCATGCTAAGCAGTATATTTTTAAGTACACAGGTCGCCGTGCGCGAGTTAACCTGGGAGCAGGTCGAGCTTCCCTAACCGCTCAGATGAACCCCTTTGTGTGAGGTATAAATGGCCACCACAGATGTCATTCGTCTAGTAGTTGGTGATGAGCTTCCGGCGATATCTCTGACCCTCACGGATGAGTTGCTGGGGTCCGCACTCGACTTATCAGCTGGTACGACTGTTATCACGGTGAAGTTTCATTTAACCGGCTCGGCTACTACCTTGTCTACAATCACCTGTACTAAGCCTGGCGGCGGTGGTGACGGGGTAGTGCAATTTGATTTCGCCGGTGGCGTACTGGATGTTGCTGCCGGATCTTACGAGGGTGATATACTAGTTGCTTATAGCGGGAGCGTTCAGACTGTATACGATACTCTCCGCTTTAGGATTAGGGCCGCAGCGACATGACCATAAGGGCTTCATATACGCTGGCTAATGCAGCTCGGATAGCTATATCCGGAGCAGCTATTGCTATTGCCATGACTACTGTCGTCGCGTCGGCTACAGAGAGTCATCGTAGTATTGGAGCTACTGCTAGCTTGGTGCCGTTCTATACCATGACTGAACAGTTTGCTGTGGTGACTGACTCGCTACCCACGTTTGCTATTGGGGCTGTATATCTTGACGTTGCTGTAGCGTCTGACGGTACGGTTTCTATGAGCTTCCAGCAGGGGTTATTATCTGATTCAGCGGTAGTTACTGAGTCAGTTTTAAACAAGCCGCAGATACCCCTTACAGAGGCAATAACGGCCTCTGAGTCAACTTTTAACGAGCCGCAGATACCCCTTACAGAGGTAATAACGGCCTCTGAGTCAACTTTCAACAGGCCACAGATACCGTTTACGGAAGCTATTACTATTGCTGAGGTCACTATAAATCAGTTGGACGTATTGCATACGGAGGCGGCTTCCGCGACAGACTATTCTTCCTATACTGGTATGCAGATCGGGCTTATTAATGGCAGGGGATATCTAAATCAGGTATATATAAATGGTGGGTCGCTACCGCTTATTGTTATACCGTATAGCTTACATAGTATCCTTGATGATACTGTTGCTATTACTGAATCGATTTCCAACGAGCCGCAGATACCCCTGACAGAGGCAATAACGGCTTCTGAGTCAACTTTCAACGAGCCACAGATACTGTTTACGGAAACTGTTACGTTTGATGACAGTATTATTGATTTACAGAACGGATGGTTTATAGCTGAAGCTGTTACTATTGCTGAGGCCATTATAAATCAGCCGGAAGTATTGCATACGGAAGCGGTCTCCACGGCAGATGATTCTTCTTATGCCGGTATGCAGATTGGGCTTATTAATGGCAAGGGGCATCTAAATCAGGTGTATATAAACGGCGGGTCACTGCCGCTTATTGTTATACCGTATAGCCTACATAGTATCCTTGATGATTCAGCGGTAGTTTCCGATACCCCCCCCACATTTATTATCGGGCAGACGCTTACTGATACTGCCTCGCTTACTGAAACAGCCTCTGTGACGGGTTTACAGTGGGGTGTCCTTAATGGTATGGGATATCTTAATCGACTACAGCTTAACAGCGGGATTTTGCTAATCAGTTAATTAGGAGATGGCCATGATTAAAGAAACTATAAAGATGACGGGCAAGGTCCGGCTTGTTCTTCGTGATAAGGACGGGAATATAAAGCAGGATGAGATAATCAAGAACCTGATTGTCACTGCTGGGCTGAATTTCATATGTAGTCGAATGGACGGTACCGGCAGTAGCATCATGTCGCACTGCGGAGTCGGCTCAGGATCTACTTCTGCGGCCGTTGGTAATACAGACCTGGGTACCTCGATTAATCGAACCGCCCATGATAGCTCGACTGTTAGCGGGACGACTATCCAGTATATCACTACTTTTCCCGCCGGTACCGGTACGGGCGCGCTTACTGAGGCCGGTATCTTTAATGCCTCTAGTAGTGGTACGATGCTTTGTCGGGTGGTTTTCTCCGTGATTAATAAGGCTGCTGCTGATAGTCTTTTGATCACCTGGTCTGTGACTATTAGTTAGGGGGGCTAGATATGGCCGTCGCTCTTTTCACGAATAATGCATTCTCTACACTCGCTAGCGGTATTACGAATGTTGCTACTAGTTTGACTGTAGCAGCAACGGAGGGAGCGCGTTACCCCAATCCTTCGGGCGGCGACTACTTCTATGCCACCTTGAGTGACACCTCGAGTAATATTGAGATTATTAAGGTCACTGCCAGGTCTACAGACACCTTCACGATCGTTCGTGGTCGAGACGGCACCAGCGGCCGTGCCTACCTGACAGGTGATCGCGTAGAGTTACGGATTACAGCGGCGGTCCTTGAGGAGTTTATGCACGAACTTCTGGATGACACTACGCCAGCACTTGGTGGCTTCCTAGACGCCTCCGGCAATTATATCCAGATGCAGACGGGCGGGGATATTGCTTCGGCAAGCCCGCTGGTGATTGATACCGATGGCGACAGCTTCGATGTCAGTGGCACCACCAACTTCGCAGCTTTGACCGTTGCCGCCGACCGGCATTTCTTCACGCAGTTTGACGGCGTGTTGACGATGACGCACGGCGGATCTCTGGTGCTGCCTGGAGCCGCTAACATCACCACGGCAGCCGGCGATGTCGCAGAGTGGATTTCAACAGCCGCCAATACCGTGCGCTGCGTCAACTATACTAAAGCGGACGGCACGGCAGTCGTATTAGGATTTAATCTAGTCGATGACACGACTCCGCAGCTTGGGGGCAACCTAGACTTCGTTGGGTATGACCTCAACAATATTGGCGCAGAAGACTTCGATACCACCGACAAGGGCAGCCTATCCACAAGCACCACTGTTACGGTCGCGGATGATACCAAACAGAAGTTCACCGTGACGGGTGCGTTCACCCTGACCATTACGTTCGGCGCGTCGTCCGGCCACTATCAAGAAGTCGAGCTTGAGGTTGTCAACGGCGCGGCTTACGTTATTACTTGGCCGACGATCAACTGGTACAAGAGCGACGGGACGACGAGCACCACGATAGGTGATTTGACCGCACAGCTTCAAGCATCAGGAACCAATGTTGCTATAGTCTGGACTAGGGACGGCGGCACGACCAAGTATGGTGTTCTCGCATGAGCAAGAAGGGGATCATCGTCGCAGGAGGTGCGGCTGCGGTTGTGGCTCCAGAAGCCGTGGACTTCGATGCGGCGAATGATTATCTGAGCAAGTCAAGCGACCTGACGGGTAATACTGATAGAATGACGTTTACGTTTAGTGCTTGGATATACTATGGTACGGTGAGTGATTTTGTTCGACTGTACTCTACTGCGGGAAATTACACTTATATTACTTACGACTCCCATACGATAGATATTTCGATGGGAGACTCATCAAACGGATCGGTACTAAGCATTAATGGTCCAAATTTTACACTTGCTCTTGAAACATGGCATCATATTCTAATATCTATTGATACGTATAATCCGGCTAATAGGCACGTCTACTTTAACGATGTTGATATGACTGGGGATTTTACTTGGGCAACATATGCAGAGGAGAGTATAGACTTCACAAGGACCGCACACTCTGTTGGCGCGAGTACAGACGGAGCAGCGGGGGGTCTTTGTCGCATAGCCCACGTCTACCTCGACTACATCCACCGCGATCTCAGAATCGAAGCTAATCGCCGCTTCTTCATCACGTCAAACTTGCGGCCCGTTGAGGCCGTCGCCATAGGCGGGCAGACGGCGGCTGGGTCTTATAGCCCTGCGCTGTTGAGTACGGGTATCGGTGGGACTGAGTTTGATGGGACGGCGGATTATCTAAACCGAGGGGCCGATCTAACAGGCAACGCAAATGGTAAAGTGTTTACGTTGTCGTTCTGGTGTTTTAGAGATTACGTGTTAGGAACACAAAATATTATACATGCTGCCGGTGAGTATTTTCAGTGTGGTGGTGAACGGTCTAAGTTTAATATGTCAGCTAAGAACACTGGTGGCACCACTATCTTTGGTATGAACACATCGGCCAGCTCCCTTACAGCCGATGTGTGGCATCATTTCCTTATCAGTGTTGATTTAACTAGTACGAGCCGGCGTTCTTGTTATGTAGATGGGGTACTGGATTCTACTAGCTGGAACATATACACGAACGCCGACATAGATTTCACTAGAACCGAGTGGACTATTGGAAGACATGATAGTGGGGCGTTTTGGAATGGCCGCCTCGCCCACGTCTACCTTGACTATACTTACCGCGATCTCAGCACTAAATCAAACCGAGACCTGTTCATAAATGATGACGGCACACCTAACGAGACCGGCATGGACAGCCTCTCGCCCATCATCTATCTGAAGATGAAGGATGGGGAGACCACCACGGCTACGAACTCCGGTTCAGGCGGCAACTTCACAGTTAATTCAGGTCCGTTAGCCGAAGGCTCCCTAACCTACCAGCCGATCCTTCATATGGCGCTGGCCGATGCCAGCACCGCCCACATCAACAGCGGCAGCGGCGGCAACTTCACTCTCAACGGCACGGTGGCACTCTCAGGTCGTGGACCTAATCAGTATAATTCTCCGGCTAGTACGTTTGATGGGTCAGGGGATTATATGAGCAATGCCTCATTAACAGGAACATCTACAGGCAAACAGTTTACAACGTCCTTTAACATTAGAAGTGATACAGCAAGTCTGAGCCTTGAGACTGTATTCACTAATTCAGCCCTACACGCCTACTACTCCCACGACGATCAGGTAGTAGAAATTCAATGCCGGGATGTTTCAACAACAGGTATAGCGGCGCGGGCGCGCCTTAATAATTTCAACGCTACTAACAGGCAGCGTCACATTGATTTTTCAGTTGATGTTGATGGTGCTGATACGGCTAAAAGACATATCTATGTTGATGGTGTGATTTATACCGATGTGACGTGGGAGAACTTCGCTGATATTGCTATAGGATATACAAACAACCCCTGGAATGTGGGCGCTGGCGCAACATCTTCCCCACCTAGTAACTCTTATTTCGAGGGCGCGATAGGTGATCTCTGGATGGACGATGTTTACATAGACCTCTCAGCCGATAACCCCTTCTACGACACCGACACCGGCAAGCCCAAAGACCTCGGCGTAGACGGCTCCACCCCCACCGGTTCAAGCCCGCTGATCTATCTCCCCCTGCGCGGCAATGACGCTGGTGACAATCGAGGCACAGGCGGGGACTTCACCGTAAACAGCGGCCCCTACACAGGCGCTCGTGGGCCTAGTGAGTTCTGGGCGGGGAGTGCTGAGTTTAATGGGACAACTCAAAGACTCCTTAGAACTTCTGATATATCGGGAGCCACGTCAAATAAAACTGTTACTATAGCTATAAGCATTTATTTAGACGACACTGCAGGGTACCAGCAGATACTTTACTTTGATGATCGTGGCGCTGGTACTGATGCTGATGTATTTCAATTACAGACAAGTGGGTTGGGCGGAAACTTCGATGCCACGCTTAGACTCTTCGGAGAGTCGAGTGATACAACACAAATACTTAGCACCTCCGATGCAATGACATTATCTTCTGGAGCCTGGATCAACATTCTAATTTCTTTGGATATGTCAGATACAGGTAAACGGTGGGTATATAAAGATGGTGTAGCTCAGTCACCTACATGGGGGACATATACCAATGCTACATATCCTTGGGCCGCTTGCGACAGACAGGCTCTTGGAGACAGTAGTTTTGCTGATACCCCTTTCAACGGTAAGATAGGGTTCCTTTATTTTAGTAATGTGTACACAGATTTTTCTGATGAGTCTAATCGACTGAAGTTTTTTGATGCCTTTGGCTATCCGGTGGACCTGGGTTCCGACGGTAGTAATCCTTCTGGTACAGCTCCTTTGATGTATTTATATAAAGACGTTCATCTTGGTGCAGATAGCTCTGGAAATGGAAACAACTTTACCCCCGTAAACACCCCCACAGACGGCGGACACGTAAAAGGATAATGCGATGACCTTAGCTAAAGTAGAAAACGGCGAGATCACTCGCTACAACGTCAGCGAGAAACAGGCGCGGGTGGGCCTCATCAATTTTGAGGGCGACTATTTGGCAGCAGGCTTCTACCCACAGGTAGGGTCTCCGTCTTCGTATGATGCTGTTAAACAGACGCAGGTCGGCCCAACCTACGCTGTCGTGGGTGAGACCGTTGAGCGCACCTGGACAACTGAAAACAAGCCGATTGGTGTTGTGCGCGATGAGCAGAAGGCGAAGCTCGCTGCTAACCGATACGAACTTGAGATCGCCGGTATTACCGTCGATGGCGCTGAGATTGATACATCTCGCGCATCCCAGTCCATGCTGGCTGGGGCATCGATAAGCAGTGACCGGGA